ATCTTTTTAAGCGACTGCCGCTTCTTTACAAGCGAACCAGTCGCTTAGGAAGTCTTGACTCCATCCGCGATGTCCATCTTCCATAAGATACATACACTTATAGTCGATTCGCTCCTGGCTAGGGCCCATTAGGAAACTCTCGGTTTTTTCTACGATCTCTCGTCTCATATAACCGAATTCGTCATTCTTTTGGATGCGAGTACCACGGAACCTCTTAATCAGTGTGTCGTACTCGATATAGGTAGGTATCTCCCACTCTTGGATATGATCCTCGAGTTTGAAGTCAATATCGTCGATGAGATCGGAGTGAATGATGATCTCTTCCCAAGATTCGTTGCGAACCTCGATTAGCGACTCTAGCTTAGCCCAGAAGTCCTTACAGCCCGACTGCTCTACAGTCACGCCTTCCATAATGAAGGTATCGCCGCCCTTGAACTTCCAATACTGCGGACACTCGCCCTTGCCGTCCCAATCATGGGCACCATAGTTCTCACGGGTTTGTGTCTGTATGACGATTTTCATGCTCTAAACTCCAATTTCTTCAGTTTATACAAGTATTATACAGGGTATTTTACTAAATGTCAAGCATTATTTTGACTTTTTTTCACTTTTTTAGAAGTTTTTGGGTACATCTTCGGGTTTGAGTACGTTATACGGGACTAGATTGGGGGATTTGGCGCCATCTCGCCAGAAATTTCCGTTCATATGTAGGTCCATATCAGTGAGATAGTCCTCTTCATTGAATGAGTTACAGTAAGCACTAAAGTCCACAAACCAATCGTCATATTTATCCCTATAGGCCTGATAATCCACTCTATTTTGCGCTATAAGGGTACGTTTATTGCGTAACTGTATAGCATTACACTCTGCGACAACCTGGTTATAGGAGCTCTCAGGGAGGGCACAGATACGCTCTACTTCAGCCACGATAGCGTTTAATCGCTCTGCGGGGTCGTATATTGTGTCATATGTTTCGTCTATCCAAGGTGAGAATGATTCGTATCCGCATAATTTTAGCTCTTCTAGAAACCCTGGGGTAGTATGTACTAGGTGAGGAGTCTCTGCCATAATAGCTTTGTAGAACTTCTCCGTAGCGAATGAGGGTGAGAACTCGTGTACCTTGAGCTTACCCTCATTGTGCAAGTGCAGGGCGTGATTGTAGTTCTTGTAGGGTAGGTAGTGTGACTCTACGACAATGTGGAAGTCTGCTGAGGCAATTGCTCTAGGGACTATTGGCCCAAACTTACTAAGTCTGCCTGTTTTAAAGTGGCTGGTCTCGTTGATCTCATAGGGGATACCAGTGATCCAACTCTCACAAGCAGGCTTGCCATATCCCATTTCCCTAGCCATGTCCAGAAGAGTTTGAATGGGATACCTAAAGTAATTTCCATCAAAGCCAGTTTCATATGGGTTTAGATTGTGAAACGAGTATGAGAAGTGTTTGAGTAGATTCTTATCTACGAGTTTTAGGTATAGCTCGAACCTGTCCTCGTTAAAGTTTCTGCTAAGTATATTGAATTTGGTTCGTTCTGTTAATTCAGAGGTATCAACATTCTTACATCTAACCTGCAAAGGACTATATAGAACAAATTCAATGTCTGGGATATCGGAAAATATTCTTTGACAGAACTTTCTGAACATCTGATCTTTAACCACGAATACTATCTTGTTACCAGGTATCTGCCACTCTTTTATCCTGCGTCTAAAGTTTCGAACAACTAGTAGATTAAAATAGTCATCGCAGAAATTAATTAACAGTCTTACATTAGGTTTGGTTTTTAAATGGATTAGATGTGGGTCATCCAAATTATTGAAAAGATCTTCGAAAGGATAAGACCTCATTGCTTGATCTAATCTGTCAAACAATAGAACAGCGTTGTCGTCTTCTAATGCCTTGTTCCAAGGTAGAATAGGACCGTAAAGATAGATATCCTCTGTTTTAATCCTGTGGTAAAACTTTGTTGGCATAACCTATTTCCTTGTTGGGATATCGAATGGTTCGTTAGATTCTTTGTCGTACCAATATAAACTCCTATGAGGTCTATCCTCTGGTTTATAATCGGCATCACTATAGTAATAGAATAATCTAAATGTTGTCCTATGTACACCTGCAGGACATTTCAGTGGCTCTGGATATCCGTGGAATCCTCGGTTACTGTAATTCCATATTACTGCGCTATTAAATAGGCAAGGGAATTCTTTTACTTTATTTTCTTTTTGATTGTCCCAGAACTCTAATGCTCCGCCCCATTCAGGATCCCAATCGGGTGTGAGGTAAACAATTAATGACTGAGCTCTGTGTAATTTGAATTGGTCGTTCCAGTTAAAATCAGAATGTACTTGCAAGGAATCGTTGGTCCAACTTTTAGAATACCCACCACCTACAATAAACGGATCGCCTATAGATCCTTCAGTTCCGGTTATTCTATTTAACCAGTCTATACCTAATGAACTGTGCATAGAGTTTACAAATTCTGTTGCAACAGGTAAGTGTTCTAACTTATTACACTCTTGCATATGACTTCCCTTGCGATCAAAGGTAGTCCACAGATGTTCGGGCGTGTTTCTTGCCTCGGAAAACATTTTCCTTGCGATCATATCTGGAAGGAAATCGTTTAAGTAGACGTGAGGTACTGGAACTTCTGTTTGGTAATTGCTTTTGTATTGCTCAGGCGAGAACTTCTCTCTGATATATCGTATGCTTTCCAATTACTTCTTTCCTAGTGCCTGCGCCCCAAAGAATGCGGCTACAATACCTGCGACTGCTACAAAATATGTAGCTGCCATATCGCCTAAGATTTGACTTGCTGAGTCTAGGCCTATGAGGACTGCGAGAACAACAGCAAAAGGATAAAGCAACATACCACCTAGTGCGAACCACGCCATTTTACGTTGGGCATCTCGCATCGCATCTTCATCTTCTAGGCGCTTACGTTTAAACTCCATATACATTTCATGCTCTGCTTTACTGACTCTTCCGTCACCGTTGCTATCTGCTTCATGGAAAGCAGTTTTATTTTCTTCAGACATTATGCCTCCTATTTTGCATACTTGCTAATGTGTGATATTAACTCCTCTTTATTTATATCACCTACAATGTCTGCAAAAGGAATATATCCGATAGCTAACCTGGGGTCGTGGAATTGGTGAGGCATTTTGTCTGCCATTCGATGCCATGCTGGCTGAGCTACTCTCTTTAGCCAATCATTTTCCATATCTTTTGTAATAGGATCTCCCATGTGCATAAAGAATGTAGCCCTTGCCCATACTTGTGCTTGAACCTGAGAAGGTTTTATATTCCAGTCTTTTGTATTTACAATCTCTGCAAAGTGTTTACCTACATGAGCATAGGCAAGATATAGTGTTCCTAACTTTCTTTGAACTGTAAACTTTGGAAATGCTTCGGTTGGAATTCTATATGTTTTTTCTCCGTCGGTGTATCCCCATCTAGGAGGGGCACCAGTCTCTAATAATTCTATCTGATGAATGAGGTTGTTGATGTCGTCCCAAATTAATTTATCTTCATGCTTGGCAGTGTTTACTGATAAAGCAAATTGATTGTGCAAGCCATTGAAATCAACCTCGTCTCGATTAAAATTAAAATGTGCTGCCTTATCCCACAAATCGTTTAGAAGTTTTTCTTTATCTCGTTCTAACCAAAAATATTCCCTAGAATATTTAACTTCTTGTTCTAAGAACCGTGCGTGATTTTGTGAGAATTCGTCTGCGTGTACAACAAAGTCTAAATCGTTAAAACTTAATATCATCATATCCACCCTTAAATTTATTTGAGGCACCATACTGTGGAGTCTGTTCAGCACCCGAGTCTTGTAAGTCGGCTTGCGGATTTTCTAAATCAAACAATTTCATTCTCGCTCTATCTACACCAACCATAAATCTTTTGTTCTTAGTAGGATCAGCATAACGATTCTTCAACTGTTTAACCATCAATTGTCCTAACTGTTCTATCTCTTCTGTACTTATAAGAGCAAACATCAAGTCTGCTGTAGCAGGCAAACCAAATGATTCTGAGGTATCCGTCAATTCAACGTCACTGTTTCCATAACCACCTCGAGTTGTCTGTGTCGCTGACATAATAGGAATATCAAACTCTACTGCCAAGCCACGTAGCTCTTCTGCAATACTCTTAATAATTGTATAGCTGTTCGCGGCATTGCCAGGACGGAATCGAGAACTACCACAAATGTTTAGATAGTCAATAAAGATAATGTCAGGAGCAAAGTTACGCTTGAGTCTAAGTTCATTCAACAATGCTTTAAAATGTCCGGCGTGTGCTGATGCTGTAGGATATTCTTTAACAATTAACTTACCATTAATCTTTTTATTAATTTTAGAAATCCTATCGTCGAACATACTCTTAGGCATATCCTTCAAATCCTGAATAGGAATGTTCATTAAGTTCGCATCAATACGTTCTGCAATTCTTTCCTCGGACATTTCAAGTGTAATGTACAAAACATTTTTGCCTGTGCTAATAGCGCCTGCTGCCATATGACACATAAACAAAGACTTACCTACACCTGTACCTGCAAGTGCTATGTTCAATGTTTTATTTGCTAGTCCGCCTTCAGTAATCTTGTTAAACATATCCAAGTCAAAGGGCATCTTCTCTTCTAGTCTGTGATAAAATTCAAAACGCTGATCTGCGTTCTCAATATAATCGTGTCCTACGTTATTGTCGAACCCAACTGCAAGAGCGTCTGACAATATACTAGGTAATGCATCTGTACTGTACTGCTGATTCTTACCATCAATAATCTGAATCGAATCCATAATAGCATTGTAGAGTGCCTTGTCCTTACAGAATTTTTCTGTTTCTTCAACCAACCATTTAGTATCTAGTTCTTTATCCTCTACATTGTTGAGGAACTCATTTATCTCTTTGTCCTCAATCTCAGACACACGTCTATCATCTTGACAGGCAATAACGATTGCCTCTTTACTAGGGCAAGCATTATACTTCTCAGCATACTCCCAAATTTTAAGATAGATTGTACGTTCTGCAGAGTCGTTGAAATATTCACTTTTCAAAAAAGGAATAACTTTCCTAAGATATTCCTCATCATAAAATAATTTTGTAAGTATAATTCTTTCGACTCTGTTTTCCATCAGCTAAGTTCCAAGTTGTAAACGAATAAACCGTCTCGGTTAAAGTAGTTATCCATTGTGAATAAAATAGCATTATATATTACTTCAGGATCAAATGCAACATCTTTTAGTCCTGTTTGGTTAAGTGTTCTACCGGCTTTAATAGGACCAAACTTAATATTGCATATTTGTTTATCTAGGCAAAAATTGTTAACGTTGCCTTTAGTTCTTCGGTATTCTCTTTCATCGTCGTCTAAGAATATATTTTTAGTTGCCAACAACTCGTCAGAATATTGATCGATTGTTCCACCTATGTTAATTAACATTACCCTGTCATTACCTGTAGGCCACATCTTAAGAGTATGCCAGTCTGAATAATGGTTGCCATACAAGTCCATTAACATATGCATCTGGGCATCGTCCCATGCCGAAAAGTTATAAGCGTTGTTAATTATAACATCACAATCTTTAGACTTTTCTACAATAGACTGCCTGTCTTCTGCATTTGAAATATCGTATCCTAGACTTTTAGAGAATCCAATAACATCGTTACCTAACTCCTGTAAGTTTTCAAATACAAGTTTACCAAGTCCTTGTGTATGTCCAATGACTGCTATCTTTTTACCCGTGATCATATATAATCTCCTTAATTTTTATTTCGTTGGGTCTCATCTGACGGTGAGGAACATCAACTCCTGTATTAAATCCTAAGCAGACTCGGCATGCTTGGATATTTGTTTCCGACTCCATCATATTTTTAATCAATTCACCTGTGTTTTCTTGGTGAAGTGGAATTGCATCTTTGCTAAAATCAAAAGGAGGTTCTATTCCGCTCTGTTCATATAACTTTGCCTTAACATAAGTCATTGGACATCTGTAAAAGTGTCCGCCGTATATTGCAATTGCGCTATCCTTCAACCAACATTTTTTCCAAATGTCTAAGGCTTCCTCTTCTGTATTTAATGTGTCTTTATGGTGCATCACTTTGAAATGCCCATTTACAATGTTAACCTCAGAACCCTTTGCTACAATATCTCTTTGGTATCCTATTAGGGTTTTAACAACTTCCATGTCTGTTAAAACTCTAAGCTGTAGTTTAGGATATATTTTTTGATACCCTTCAATCTTTTTAATTATTTTATCATAGTTTATATTTGTATCTCGGTATATGCTGAGATTAATTGAATCTAAATTTTTCCAAAATTCTTCAGGCTGAGACAAAAGGTTTATACCATTAGTAATGATACAGTTCATTTTAGCCAGGCCAATCTCTTTAGGGTATTTTAAAAACTCGACAATCTCTGGGTGTAGTGTACACTCGCCACCTGTGAACCTGGCCACGTCTATTTCATAATACTTATTTAGAGCATCGCAATCCTTTTTAAATTGCTCTAAAGATTCAAACTCTGGTTTTAGATATGGACTTGCCATAGAACAATTTAGACACTTCAGGTTGCAATGCAACACTGGGTACATTTCAATATAGGTCTTTTTATACTTCAATTAATATAATATCCTTAACGAACGTCTTCTGCTATAAATTCTTCACGAACTACTTCCACACAAACTTCACAAAGATATAACTCTTCGACGTCTGTGTGAAAGCATAATGCTCGATCTCCTTCCCAAATA